ATAGCAGCCCGGCCACAAAAGCATTCATGGCCTTCGCTGCGAAGTAGTCGCGCAGGGTCATGCCCTGCGTGTGCTGCGGACAGCCTTCGCTATCCCACACCTCAGACGGGAATGCCGGCCCGCCGTTATCAATCGTGGTCATGCTGCCTCCTTGACTTCGCTGCGCGCCACGGTCGTTAGATGCCGGATCAGCACCGAGCAAATCCGCGCCACGTCGCTTTCGTGGTACAGCACCGCTGCGCGCTCTTTGCCGGCCGGCTGAATGCCGAGCTGGGCGAGTCCGGCAACGCTCAGTGCGATCGGCGACAGGCGCTGATTGATCTGGCCGAGCGTGATCTTTGCGCCGGCATCGGCTTGCGGCTGGGCGAACTGCGGGGTCGGCTCGTGCTTTACGTCTGCGCGCTGCTGCTTGCGCATCGCGTAGAGCGCGGCGAAGTCATCCGGCGCCTTCGTGCAGACCTGGGCGAAGTCGGGCATCAGGCTCATGTCCTCGACCGTCTTGCGGTTGGCATCGATGCGGTCGGCGACGGCGTTGGCTTCGATCTTTGCGTGAGCGAGGGCGGTCGATGCCTTGTCGCGCATGCTGTCCAGGCTCTTGAGTCCCTTGATGGCGTCGGCGAAGTACGACACGCCCACGGCGGGAATCCACTCTCCGCCGACGCGCCGGCACAGGGCGGACCAGTGATCGCCATACGCCTTGCGTGCCTGGGCGACGATCTCCGCCTTCCGGTTCTCCTTCTCGGCCTTCACCAGCTTGTCCAGCGTCAGACGCTTCTGCCGGGCCTCTTCCTTGATCTGGTCGATCGTGCGGAACAGTTCATCGATGCTGGCCGTCTGCGAAAGCGCGTGCTGCTTGGCGCCATCTAGTCGGTCCTCGACCTCCTTGCACCACTTGACGGTCTTCTCCGCGTCAGCGAAGTCGGCATCCGTTTGCAGGCTGGTATTGATCGAGCCGAAAACCGCCAAGGCGTGATCGCGGAAGGCGGCGAGGTTCGAGGCCGTCACCATGCCGGTGACTTCGATACGCAGCGCCGGCAGCGCGTCGGGCGCCTTGCCGGCCGGCTTCACGGTCTCGGGCTCGGGCACGTAGGCTGCAACGTCCTTGGCGAACTGCTGCCAGCCGGCGACGATGCGCTCGCGCAGCGCCGGGTTCGACTCGTACCACGCGCCAAAGGTGTTCTCCGGCGTGCCGTCCGTCGTGGTGAAGTAGATGCGATCGGCGCCCGACACCATGAGCTGCTGTTCCATCTGAACGGTGTAGTGCTCGTGCAGCGTGCCGGCTTCCACGTCGGCGCGCAGATCCTGATTCAGCAGCTTGGTTTCCCAGCCCGTATCGCCGAGCATCGTCAGGCCGTCCATCGAGGCCAAGAGCGGCAGGCCGTCGACGTCGGCGGTCATCGTGACCGGATAGAGGTCGTCGCCGATGATGCCCTCGACGACCGGGCGCGCGGCAGCTTCGGCGGCGTGCCCGTCATCGAAGCGGCGTTGCGTTGCGGTGTCGGCTTCTTCGGCGAGGCCGGTTGCCTTGCGCTTCATCAGGCTGGCGCGCGTTTCGTACTTGGACACGCCGAGCATCGCGCTGGCCTCGCTGGCGGTGTAGTGCTTGGCGCGCAGCGCGTGCCAGGCATCGGAGCCCTGGGCGCAGTCGTGCGTGATGCGGTTGGTGATCGTGATGTTCATTGTCCTGCCTCCGTGCTTTCGTAGTCTTCAATCCAGCCGTCGTCATCGGCCTGGGCTTTCTGCTCGGGCGCGTCGATGATTTCGGGCTCAGGGTCAGGTGCGGGCTTGGGTTGCGCTGCGGCGCGAATCGCGGCTTTTTGAGCCTCGGACAGCGCGCCCTTGGTGCTGACGATCGCAATGATCTGGTCGGCCGTCTTGGCTCCGGACTGCATCAGCGCGGACCACTTCGGCAAGTTGTCGGCGAAGGCCGATTGCGAGTAGTCGGGCAGGGCGGCCGGCTGGGCTGGGCGGCTCGAGACAACCTCGGCGGCGCCCATGTCGCGCTCGGCGGGCGTGTCGCGCGCCTCTTCGGCGGACACCACGCCGCGCAGCGCATCAGGGAACGCATCGCGCAGCGCGAAGCCGCGGGCGCGCATCTGAAGCATTCGCTTCGGGTACTGCGTCCATGGGCCTTGCTTGCCGGTCAGTCCCGCGCGCTTGGCTTCTTCCAGGCTGAACGACTGCACAACCTCCGGTTCGCCACGGCGCTTGATCGTGCAGGTTGCGACGTTGCCGTCGCACTCTTCCTTGATCCACTCGAATGCCGGGTGCGCCTTGACCAGTGCGAGCATTGCGTCACCCCAAAGCGACGGGCGCCCATTGATGACCGCAATCGACTGCATCGCCTGCATGGGCTGGAGGCCGAGTTCCATTCCCCACTGAATTGCCACAAGGCAGTTGCCCGGCTTGCCGATGTAGTCCTTCGGCACGATGCTCGAGCCGGCCAGCATGTCGGCGAAGCGCATTGCCTCGTCGAGATCCTTCGGGGCAAGCGAAAAATGCTGCTTCTGTGTTGCGATTTCGGTGCTCATGCTCTCTTCTCCCGTCCTTCAGCCCGCGGGATTCCGAACCCGCGCCGGCCTTTCACAAATTCTTTGGTCGATCCGCTCGGGATCAGGATTGCCGCGTCGATCGCGCCGAACTCATGCGCCCACGGCACGGCCGATTCAGTCGGCAGGAACTCGACACCGATCGAGTCCGCCATCACGCGCCCTGTCATCGTCATCACTTCATTCCTCGCTCGAGCAGAAAGTCCTCTCTGTCGCACTTGAAGCAAGCAAGGCGCCTTGCCTTTGAAATCACTGCGCCGCTCCCGTACTCTTGGCGCCAGTGCCCGCACTCGAGAAGCGCATACGGAATCGAGGTTTTGACGCGATAGATGACTTCTTCAACCTTGAATCCGCCTCTTGCGTAATCGTGGCGTCTGCTCTTCTTGATGTGCTCTCTGACGCTATCGCGCATCTCGACGCGGACGACTGCCTTTAACTTCGTCATTTCAGCCTCTCCAGCCATCGATCAAATGCGATCCGGCTCTCGCCGTTTCGCTTCCTGTGCTCCGGGTGCGCCGCTTCAAACTGTCGGCGCTTCCACTCGACCCACTCGGTTAGCGTCATGTGTGCGCCGTCTCGGCGCCGGTCGTATGCGGCTTTGCGGGTGATGTGCGGCGGGATGAAGGTCGCAAACTGCTGTATCGTCATCGGCGCCACCACTCGTGCCATGTAGCCGCAGCAGCAAAGGCTATGGCGGGCGTGTCGCTTGCGATGCCGAGTAGCCGAATGCCGTCGATATCGCGCCGGCAATACCACTGCCCGCCAAGTCGGTAGATGTGCGGCTTGCCCCTCATGCCGCCCACCAGGGCGCAGTCGCAAGAAGCGCGACGAATCCCGCAAACACGGCGCAGCCGACAATCGCGTCGCGCAGTTCAGCGCGGTTCTGCTGCTCGGCAAACCGCAGGTTGCGATGCTCGCGGCTGCTGTGGCGCGGGAATTTGTAGTGGTGCGGATTGGCGCGCTCAATCCTTTGAAGCTGCCGTTCTTCGCGCAGGCGGTCGAGCGCAAGGCGTTCGTGTGCGGTCTGACTCATAACCATTTCCTCCATGCGATCCCGACAAGCCCAGCGCCGACAAGGGCGAGCGATCCGGGCTCGGGAACGTTATTGATTTCTGCGCTGCAATCTTTCCCGCCACCAATGCACGGCGGGATCTCTGCGCGAACGTCGGGTGCGGGCGTACCTGTCGGCCTCGGGTGAATCGTTGCGGGTGCTGGCCGGTAGAGTTCTTCCGGCGTTGCTGCAACGAGGACTGCGCCGATTGCGCACATCAGCAGCAGCATCCCGACAATCCCTTCGATGCGACCAAGGTTTCTTTGCCGGCGCATTGATCCTGGCGGCAGGTATCGCCTATTCATCGTTGAGGTCCATCAAGCCGAACAAATCGGCAATGACGATGACGAGAATGATCACCGGCATACAAAGCGCGGCGACAATCCGCGCAAGAATTGGATTCATGCGAATGCCCTCCTGAAATCCGCGCGATCGGCGGCGCGGTCCTCTTCATCCGCGCGCCGCTCTTCGCGCTGCTGGCGCTCCAGCTCTTGCCCGGCTTCGCGCGCCGCCCACTCGGCGAGCACGCGACGGATCGCGGTGTCGGTGGCGTGGAAGTGGGCAATCGGATCGCCGCTGCAATACGCTGCGGTGATCGCGTCGTATTCGTCATCCGAAAGGCACATGCCCGCCTCGCCGGCCTTGACCGTGTTTTTCACCCACTGATCGACAAGACTCCGTGCCATCGCTTGCAGTGCGATCGCGTGTAGGTCTGGGTCGTGCTCGCTGCGGTGCATGTCCATCTCCTAGTGGATCCCGTCGAGAAGAAAACCCGGGCGCGGTCTTCGCGGAGCCGCCCGGTAATCCAGCCGCGTCTGGCGCTTCTCTTGGGGGAGGTGATCGATGTCAGCCAAGGGCCTTGATGAACTCACCGGAATCGGTGACGCGGTAATCGACGTGCGGCTCTATTCCGCCCTCGCCGACGTATGCGACAGCGATGCGGTAGCGCGTGCCATCGTGGTAGGTAAGGGCAATGGCTCCGCCATCTCCGGCCCGCGCGGTTGCGCCGAGGCCGGCTGACATGCAGACGCTGCCGTCGCCCGAGGCGGCGAGCTGGCTGCCGTAGCCCGAGGCGACGAGCTGGCTGTCGTCGCCCGAGGCGGCGAGCTTGCTGCGGTAGCCCGAGGCGGCGAGCTGGCTGCCGTCGCCCGAGGCGACGAGCTGGCTGTCGTCGCCCGAGGCGGCGAGCTTGCTGTCGTCGCCCGAGGCGGCGAGCTGGCTGCGGTCGCCCGAGGCGGCGAGCTGGCTGCCGTAGCCCGAGGCGGCGAGCTGGCTGCGGTCGCCCGAGGCGGCGAGCTTGCTGTCGTCGCCCGAGGCGGCGAGCTGGCTGCCGTCGCCCGAGGCGGCGAGCTGGCTGCGGTCGCCCGAGGCGGCGAGCTGGCTGCGGTCGCCCGAGGCGGCGAGCTTGCTGCGGTAGCCCGAGGCGGCGAGCTGGCTGCCGTCGCCCGAGGCGACGAGCTGGCTGTCGTCGCCCGAGGCGGCGAGCTTGCTGCGGTAGCCCGAGGCGGCGAGCTGGCTGCGGTCGCCCGCGGCGGCGAGCTTGCTGCGGTAGCCCGAGG